TAGCAGACTCGTAGTCTTGTACCAAAGGGGAGTGTCTTGTGCGCTGCAGTAAGGGCGTTTTGATTAAACCGTTCACCATTAGCTGTTAGCAGTCCATTGAAACCTGGACCGTACCATGAGCTAATGACTGACAGAGTTGTTAGAATAGGAAACATAACAATAAAGCGAGGAACTTTTATATTGCTCACTCCTATTAGCCCCACTAATAAACGCGCTTTATTAGGGGGCCTGTTATTTAGAAGACGCCTGGGATGATCTGTCCTGTTACTGCGTAAGAGATAACAGCAGCCACGAAACCAAGCATAGCGAGGCGACCATTAAGGAGTTCAGCTCTCTCATTGTGGGGAATACCGTAGGGATGATCAGTCATGATGATGGGGGGTTCTTTAGCGAAGAGGTTATCAGGAGTAGTAGTCAAGGTTTGATCTCTCAAGTTTGTCAAAGACATCCTGTCGATAGGCAGGGTCATCTTCATAGCGTGGGTCGTTCATTGCACGAACAACCTCTGCTTGTGAACGGAATACATCAGATTCGTTACGTGGGGCATAGCCTTGCAGCATCTGTCCGTCATAACCAATGGCTTCATTGTATCGATTAGCAAGGGCTTGGACAGCAAAGAAGCAGGCAAGTGGATCACCACGATCAATGACTGTATCAAACATCTCTTGCTCTTGCTCACTGATATTCTCAGCTGCCCAAGCAATCATTTGATTGTAGTTCTCTTGACCACCAACAACACCTTGTAGTTGGTCTACATCATCTCGTGTGAGGTCTTGACCTTGTGGTCCGTATTGCTCAGCTTGTGCTCGATAGTCCAGATACATCTGGGCAATCTCAGCTGCAGAGAGTTGCTCTAACTTCTGAAGGGTTTCATCCCTGTACTCAGATAAGCTATCGTTCCACAGCTCATCAAGGAATGATGGATCTAACTCAGTAGGTGCCTCCTCTTGTTCATCTTGCTGTTGCTCTGGCTCGGGTTCACTGTTACGCTCACCTAACTTTCGTTGGAGTTCAAGGTAGGCATTCTCCAGATCTTCTGCATCACGGAATTTACCAGCAAGAAGGTTCTGTTCCTCTAGGTAGAGTTGTTCTCCTACATTGTAAGAGTCTTGCTCTTCTTGAGAAAGCTCTCCTTCTTGATACTCAGTAGGGTCGTAAGTAAATGTTGCCATATTTAGGGTGTGTATTGGCTGTCGCCATAGGTGGTGGTTTCTACGATTAGGTTGCCCAGCCCAGGTTTACGGATACGGTTAGGTTCACCAATCAGTGGTCGCTGGGCATACTTATTAGGTTCAAGACCCTCGGGGGACTGGACCGGAGGGAGCTTGTCCCTGGCTACTTTCTTCGGGCGACTGGGCGTTGCTTTGTCCATTGATCAAGTTAATTGCTTCTGGGTTTTTGGTGGGATCCATCAGCGGGGTAGCGGCTAGCTGACCAACTTGCTTTGTAATCTCCAGTTGCTTCTGTTGCTCAAGGTTCTGAGCCTTCTGCTTCTCAAGATCGTCCATACTCTTAACGAGATTGAGGACATCAATACCAGAAGCTGCAGCCAATCGTTTGATTGCTTCTTCAGGATTGATAAGAGATTGCAGGGACTCTGGACCCATGGTCTGTGCAATCAAAGTAAGGAAGCTAGTGAGTGCTTCCCTATCTTGACCTCTACCAAGAGCGTTAATACCAGCAACGATAGTAGGTCGTACAATCTTTTTAGGGATAGTTGGAATCTCTCCAGACTTCTGAGCAATACTCAGCTTCCTATTCAGATAAGGTACAAGGAACTCGACAGTCAACAGGGAGAATAGTCCACCAAGTTGCTGCTCTAGTTCCATCTGTGTCATACGAACCTCTTCAGCAGTGGTTCTTTCTGACTGTCGTACTGAAAGGATCAGGAAGGCTTCACTCAATCGTTGAGTAAGTGATCCAACCATCTCATAGGCAGTCCTAAAGTCAGCAGTCTTCCCTACTTGAACAACACCGATATCATCGGGTCGTCCTTAAACGATCGCACCGTTGC